AGTACTTGTTGAAATTGCTACCGTTTGTTGGTCAAACCAATCACTTTGTCCCGTTACTGAAGTTGCACCAATAGATGTGGTTTGTCCATTAGTATGGATGGCAATGTTCCCAGTCCCACTAAAAGCATAAACTCCAGATTGCTGATAATCAACTATTCTTTCTGTTCCAGCTGCTGATACATGAGATAATACTTTAACGTAGATATTTGATCCATCAACTTCGGTGATAATTCCCTTCAAATGTCCATCGAGAACTGAAGTAGTTCCTGCACCTGGCAATACTGATGATATTGCTTGAGTTACACCCATTCCAACTGAGATTTCTTGCCCAAGTCCAGATGTGGAGATTCCAGTCAGAATCTGATCTGCCTTAGAATCAATTAACCCAACTCTAATCCCATTTGCCCAAGATCCTGGGTTTTTTGCAATTACAGTTCTTCCAGTAATTGTATTTTCATCATATTGTAATTGTTCATAGTGCTCAAGACTCTTGATTTTGATTGATGATCCAGAACTTACTGCATTATAAAGATTATCATCATCAGATCTTACTACTCTAAGTTGTCCACCATATGCAAGATAGGATGATGCAACCATCCAATGCTCATAATGCTTATCATTACCGTATGGTTTGCCAAAATTATCTAATAAATCTTTTTCAGATCCAACCGTTACTGGTAAGTCAACAGGACCTTGAGCAAAAGGTGCTACAATCCCACCAAACTTATCAGAAGTTGGATCAACTCTTCCTACTGTAAGGTCAACTTCTCTTACTCTGATTCCAGGAGATGCTAAATTTAATGGCATCTTTTTTTCCCTCGCAATCCAAATTTATCTAGAAATATTTATGAAAAGGTTTATTTTGAGTGGGGAAATGATACGCGAACATTACCAATCAGGATACTCCCATTTAGATTTCATAACAAACTTTCTATTTTTTCTTATTCTTTCTATTGTACATACTTTACATTCATAAGAATATGCAGATGGTAAAGAACCTCTGTCTTTATGTGTTAAGTAAAAATCATCTAATAAGTTTTTTATTTCACCACAAGATCTACATTTTCTATCAAAAAATAATAAATGATCTAAGTTAATTTGATCATTAATATCCATCACATATATTCCCACATATATGCAATATCACCATATTCATCAGTATACCATCTATCTCCTGACTTATCTACAAAACTACTTTCATCTGTCAATCCATCAGAAATAAATCCAAATGGTGCCATATCTTGTTCAATTTGATTTTTTTGCTCTTCATATATTCTCTTTCTTACATCATTATTGGTCATCTCCTTAAAATATTCTTGTGCAACTAACCAAGAAAAAATAACCAGACACATTGCAAGGTCATCATTACACCCCTCTTCTGCCTCAAATGAATTATGTTTCTGTGCAAATGTTGTCAATTCTGAGATGATTTCATAATCTAATGTTAATAACTTATCATCTTCAATTAAAGTCTTTAAGTTAGAACAACCTAATTTTTTAACTGCAGCAGTCATTCTGACGCCAAGTTGAGATTTCTTTCCACTAAATCCAGAACCAACTACCTGTCCGTTTCTACCTCTCATAGAAGACATTAAAATATTCTCATATTCTAAATCATATTGTAAGATTGATGCTACTTGATCTCCAATATCATTCACTTCAATTAATAACCAGGCATAATTATATCCTTTTGCAACATCGTGTATGATACTTGGAAATAGCATCGGTTTTATTTCATTATTACGATACTTTGCTACTATTTTATAAGGAAATTGTGTTATATCAAAAACAATAAATGCAGAATAATCATTACCCAATCCTCTAGCAACATCGACTGTAATTAAGTAATTATGATCTTTTATTGGATTTTCATATACATCTAATCCAGCATTACGTTTTATTGGATCCTCATACACTAAGTTCTTAAGTTTTGCGGGATTTATGAGGGTATTGACGGATCCTAAGAATTCACAATTGTGAGATATTATATTATTTGAATAATATAAATGCTTTAGTCCCGAGTTTACAATATCATATAATTCTATTGATTCATTAATAACTTTTGATTTTTTTAGAAAGCATCCGCCAAATTTTGTATATACTTCTGTATATTTGTCTAAATCTTTTGCCTTTATAATTCCTTCAATTGTTGATAATGGATGGTCTAAAGAGCACTTAAGCTCTTCACCATTGGTAAATTCTAAATGTATATACTTATCCTTTTTTATTTTATTTACTCCATAAAAATTCTCAAATCCATATGGAGTTTCTATTTTTAAGTTTATATTGTTTTTTACTACAGATTCTGGTAATTTCATTTAATCACTCATTAAATTTTCTTTCGTTAGATGAAAGCTTTTTATATAAATCTCCAATTTTAATTGTTTCGACCTTACCATTAACTTCGATATTTATGCAAGATTCTGGAGAAACTGACTCAAACTCCACCTTAAACTGCTGCTCACTGGTGTTTGCAATAGTTTGCTTCTTCCATTCCTCATCTCTACCAGGAACTTCAGACCAATGAACTTCTGTTGGGACATATTCATTCTTTCCTCTTTCAGCATCGTGCCACATACGGTAGAAGTGATTCATACCGTGAGGTGTAGATACTACAATAACTTTAGTGCTTTTACCTGAAGTAATTGTAGGATACACAGAAGCAAAAAATGAATCTGCAACGTGATTTGGAACGAATGCAAATTCGTCCAAAAACAAAATATTAAATGACATTCCTCGAACAGCACTTGCAGAAGTAGATGCTGCTAATATTTTTGATCCATTTTCTAATTCGATAGATCCCTTATTCCAAGAAATAATACCCTGTTGCATCCATTTCGGCAGATTCTCATAAGATGTTGCCAGTCTTCCAAGAAGTTCTCTTGCGGTTGCTGCCTTATTTGCCAGAATACCAATATTTACACTGTCATTAAAAATTAGATAATGGAGGAGATATGAAACAACGGTAGTTGAGTTGTGGGTTGGTATAAAGGTATCTCCACATAAAAATAGATGATCTGGATTATCTACAGAAATGCATTGCATAGGTTCCGTTTTAATCTTACGAATATCTTTAATATAAAGTCTTTCATTTTTCGGATGACCCAAAGAATTTTTTTGGCGTTCTAATTTTCTGGGTAAAGTAAATACTTTATACTTAGATGTCGAAAAACTAATAATTCCATAATTATTTTCATATCCAGGAACTTTCTTAAATCTTAGTCTACTTTTAATTCCTAAAGAGGAAATAAGTTCTCTTACTTGATAAAGTAATTTACCTTCCTTTTGATAAAATTCACAAGCTCCATTTGGAGCAACAAAACCATCTGTGTCCATTAAACCTCTTAGAAGTTCCAATCTCTGATTAGTGGAAGATCTTAAATATTCTTTTGGAATATACTTTTCTTTATGCAACCCAAGAGAATGAGTTTCTTTTCTCAGCCCTTCAAAATAATATCTATAAACATTTCCTTTACAGTTTGATTTTTTTGTTATTTTTAATGGAATATTACTAGAAATAACTTCAATATCTTCATATAATCCAGTAATGGCACCATTATCTCTACTACCATCTCCCAACCATACGCCAAATGTGTATGGATCAATTGGAACATTAGAATCTGGAAGATTTAATGAATTTGATATATTAACGTATATTGAAGAACTTTTACTGGATTTTCTTAGAGATGAAAACTTTTTTATAATATCTTTCGTTTTTAATACTTTTTCTTTATGATACCAGTCAGAATGTGAGACCTTCCATAAATGATCACTGCAAGCTTTAATAACTTCACCATTATCAAACTCTATTTCATATGTATCAATTTCTCTAATATCAGATTTTCCAATTACCTTTGATGGATTTCCGTCACGACCAAAAATATAATCTCCAATTTTTAATTCTTTTATAGTAGTCCAACCTTCTGGAGTTGGAATTTTAGTATCTAATGCTAATTGTTTACCTGTTTGACGTGGCATTTTACAAATATTAAACCTATTGTCGTGAAAGTTATTAATTAACTTTTCCTGAAAATGATAAGGACTAAACTGCGTCAAACCTTTATCAAGAGACACGATTTTAATATAATTCTTAGCAAAATACACAGGGTCTTCTTTACACTTAAGAAACTCAATGATTTGTTCTTCAGTGAACTCAATTGGTGTATTTGCCTTCTTCAGGAGAGGATTTCCTAAGTATACATCAGACATAATAATTACCTACTAATTTCTTCCCAGTCTAATGATGCGAAAACATCAGCACCCGCAGTATCTGATGCAACCACCAGTGTCAATTCATAAGGAGTTCCAGTCAGACCATTTCTTTCTAACT